AAAAGTAATGGTGGTAATGCTGAGGTTTTAGCTATAATGGATATTACAGCAGGTAATAGAATTGCTGCATTAGGTCAGTCTGAGGTTTCTTTTGCAACAGGTGGAACTACAAGGTTATTAATAAACAGTTCTGGAAACGTAGGAATTGGAGTAACACCATATTCACATTATACAGGATATGAATCATTAGATATTGGTAATACAACGTCTTTAATATCTAACAATACAGGTACAAATGTAACTAATTTGTTACAAAATGCTTATTTAAATTCTGGAGCTACTGCTTGGGTTCGTAAAGCTGCTGATGAAGCAAATCAATTTTATATGGCAAATGGAGAATTTAATTTTGAAAATGCTCCGTCTGATACAGCAGGTTCAGCTATTACTTGGACAAGAAGATTAACTATACAAGCAGGAGGAAACGTAGGAATCGGGACGACTTCGCCTACTAATGCAAAATTAGTAATTTCTGATACTGGCGCAAACAAAATATCTATTGATGGAGGAACTTCTCAAAATGGTATGAGATGGGAGGCAGTCGGGGGCGCTAATGGTTTTTATTTATTCAATGGTACTTTTGGCACTGCTGGATTTGGATTATACAATATAAACACAGCACAAGCTCCACTTTGGATTCAAAACGGAGGCAACGTAGGAATTGGAACGACTAGTCCTAGTTACAAACTTCACGTTGTTGGTGACCAATTAATATTTGGTGATTTACTTTTAGAAGGTTCAGCAAATAGTTTTAGAACTATATCAATGAATACAAATGATGGCTCTGATAATCAAACATTAAGTTTATGTGGAGGTGCAACATCAAGTTCAGCAAGAGGTGGTCGTATTGATATACAGGGTAACGAAGCAAGTAGTGGTGGAGGAATTGTTAAAATAGTAGCTGGTAATGTTTCAACAGGTGATATTGAATTATATACCGCCAATACCTCGAGGCTTATAGTAAATAATGCTGGAAATGTTTTAGTTCAGGCAACTACTTCAGGAGGCAATGGTTTATCTATTAGACCTAATGCAACTGCAGGAACAGTTCAACAAATATTTAACAGAGCAAGTACTACAAGTGATAGTTATGTTTTTGATTTTCAAAATGGAGGCACAACTGTTGGATATATAAAATATAATAATACTTCAACCTCTTATGCTACTTCTTCTGATTATAGATTAAAAGAAAATGTAGTAGAATTAACTGGAGCTTTAGATAGAGTAAGTCAATTAAAACCTAGTAGATTTAATTTTATTTCAGATGCAGACACAACAGTAGATGGGTTTTTAGCTCACGAAGTACAAGAAATAGTGCCTGAAGCTATTAGTGGTGAAAAGGATGGTATGCGTACTGAAGAATACGAAGTAAGTCCTGCTGTTTATGAAAATGTTGTTCATCCTGCTGAAGAAGCAGTTTATGAAACTATAGAGCATCCTGCTGTTGAAGAAGAATTAGATGATGAAAAAAACATAATTGTAGAGGGCAAAGAAGCATATACTGAAGAAGTCCTTGTAACAGAAGCTAAAGAAGAATGGACTGAAAAAGTATTAGTATCTGAAAAGGTAATGGGTACAAGAGAAGTGCCAGATTATCAAGGTATCGACCAATCAAAGTTAGTGCCATTATTAGTAGGAGCTATACAGGAGTTAAAAGCAGAAATAGAAAGTTTAAAGTCACAAATAAATAATTAATATATTTGTAATATAACTATAAATTTAATAAAATGTCAAAAATTAGTAAAGAAGAATTAGAATCATTGTTAGAATCAGAAAAGAAAGTTTCTGCTATTAAGCACGATTTAGGCACACTAGATGAGCAAAAGCATAATCTATTACACGCTTTAAGTCAAGTTAGAGAAGAATCTAACAAAGTAAAGAAAGAACTAGAAGACAAGTATGGTAAAATAAATATCAACTTGCAAGATGGTTCTTACGAGGAAATAAAAGAAGATAAAGAATAACGCTATGGATTTTGCAGATATGAAGATATACCTTATAAACTCAATAGCTTTTGTAGTATCATTAACTGAGGTTGAGGTATGGTTAAAAATTATACTTCTAATCTGCACGATAGTATATACTATTCAAAAAACTAAAAAATTAAGATGAGCAAAGAATTAAGCGAAGACAGTAAATTTGAAATTAGTATAAAGACACTTATTGCTATAGGGGTGGGATTATCTACCCTTATAGGAATGTGGTTTGCCTTACAAGCAGACATAGAAGAAGCTAAGAAGCTACCAGAACCTGAGATTTCAAGAACAGAGTATGATTTAAAAGACAAGCTCGTAAGAGAGACAATAATGAATACTGGTAAAAAAGTAGAAGAAAACTCAGATGCGTTAAAGAAAATAGACGATAAGTTATTTGAAATAATTAGTAAATGAAAAAATTAATATTATGTGTGATATGTGTATTGGTTGCGGGCTTTGTATATAGTCAAGACGTAACAGTTCTGCAAATAAATGCAGAATGGAATAAAAAGAATAATTACGATTTAAGTGATATTACAGGTGCTACTGTTAAGTTTAGTTACTTAAAAGACCAGCCTAGAGATGTTCAGAATAAAATTATGGCTGTACCTGTAATTGTTATTATGGATAAATCTGGTAGAGTTAGAATGCAATATGTAGCAGATATATCTTTGCAAATTAAAGCTACTAGGTTAGAAATACAGAACACTATAAATAGAATTAATAGACCTAGAAGGGCAAGTACTAACTAATGAATAGAATTAGCAAACATATAAGCTACAAAGAAGCTACTAGAAGTGCAACAGCTTTACGTTTAGGTATAGATAATGTGCCTAATGAATATCACTTACAAAATATGGAGATGGTAGCTAAGAAAGTATTTGAACCATTAAGAGAAGCAATTAATGCACCAATAAAAATAAACTCATTTTATAGATGTGAAGAACTTAATAAAGCTATTGGAGGCAGCAGTAAAAGCCAACATTGTCAAGGACGTGCTATTGATATTGACGATATTTATGGTCACGTTAGTAATGCTTATATGTATTATTACATTAAAGATAATCTCGACTTTGACCAACTTATTTGGGAGTTTGGCACAAATGATAGCCCTGATTGGGTTCATGTTAGTTATGTAGATGAAGATTCTAACAGAAAAAGATGTCTTAGAGCAATAAGAGAAAATGGTAAAACTAAATATATAGATATAACTAACTCTTAAACATAGTAGGTTACTTCTTAAACATAGTAGGTATGAAATACAAAATAGGATTTGCAGAAACATTTACAACAGGACCTTTACTTGGTTTTTCTATATATGACCCTACTGTAGAACAAGATTACACTGAATTGAATATTTACTTAATTTTTTTAATGATACATATAAGAATAGAATAATGGGAAAAATACTATCAAAATTATTTGGAGCAACAGGTTCTAACATAGCAGAAAAGATTTCTGGTATAATAGACAAACATACTTTTAGTAAAGTAGAAAAAGCAGAGTTTGAAAAGGATATGGAAGAGATTTTTATAAAAGCAGAAGCTGACATACAAAAGAATGTAACAGATAGGTGGAAGACTGATATGAATAGTGATTCATGGTTGTCTAAGAATGTTAGACCTTTAGTACTTATCTTTTTAGTTGTATCTACAGTTCTTATGGTATTTATAGATGCAGGTGTTATATCTTTTGAAGTTAAAGCAAACTGGATAGATTTACTTCAATTAGTTCTAATTACTGTTATTGGTGCTTATTTTGGAGGAAGAAGTGCTGAAAAGTTTAAGAAATAATCTTCTCATAAACATCTTTTGCGAAGCAAAACATAAAAATAAGTATGCTGTTTCTTTAAGAACATACTTATCCTGTATACATAAAAAAACTTATTAATTAATATATATATAGAAGTAAATTTCTTCTACTCCATTGCATTCCAATTCTACTTGTTTATTAAAAAAGAAATATAATATTTCAATTAAGTGGGGAAAGTTACAGTTTTTTTTTGATAAAGTCAAGTTTATAAAATAAATAATTATTTTTGTAGTTATATATATTATTATTATATTGCAGTAAGTTACTATAAATAATGAATATAGATAATTGTGAAGGTTTAACGTATTTGACTTGGGATATGTTTGATAGTCCTGACCTTCCTAACTCTGGATATAAGTTCATGGAAAGAGAACCAGTTATCATATTAGACAATATAGTAAAGAAATATAGAATAAGCTTAAACATAATATTAGCTTATACAAGTAAACCTTATGCAGATAAAATTAAATTAATCAGAAGTAATTCTCATAGAGTAGGTAAAGCTGTTAAAATTAGATGTGTAGGTACTAAGAAAAGATTAACTCTTGTTAGAGGATTAGTTCAACAAGGAGTTCATAGAATAGGAGTCAGTGATGATTATGTTTATTTTGATACTGATGACCTTAAAGAAAGAGCATTTTATATCTGGTAAAGATATAATTGTTTGTTTTGTTTAGTATTGTTGTGTGTTGATTGGGGTAGCTTCGGCTACCCTTTTCTGTTAAAGCTATGTTAAAACTCTTTAACATATAATTATCTCATTATATATTTGTGTAAATATTAAAAATAATAATTATGGAAAACTTTAAATTACAAACACAATTAGAAGAATTAATCAAGTTAAAATCTATGTTGCTATCAACAAAAGATGTTTTTAATTTGGAAGAAGTTAGCATTTATACTGGATTTTCTAAATCCTATATATATAAGCTAACATCAGGAGGGCATATCCCTTATTTCAAGCCAAATGGTAAAACAGTGTTTTTTGAAAGAAAAGAAATAGAATCTTGGTTATTAACCAACAAACAAGAAGTTAAAGAACAAAACAATGGAAGAACTCTTAAGGTTTAAAGATTGCAGAATAGAAGCTCTAGTAAATGAGCTAAACAAAAGCAATCAAAGAATATCAGAGTTAGAAACTTTTATATTCGAATTATGTGATAAGGATTGTCCTGAAGCATATAAACAAGTAGTAAAAACTGAATTATATGAAAACAGACATAATAGTAGATAAGCCAACAGAATTAGAAATTAATTATTATGACCAGTTTGTCTTGTTGTCAGAAACTATCCTTAAATTAAGAAAGGGTAGAATAAGTGAAAGACATATAGATACTATTATAAGTCAGTTAAACGAATTAGCTTTTTATGTAAATGAATTACAATTAAAAGTTATGTATAAATCCTCAGAATTAAATTATTATAAACACGCAGTAAACGACTTGACAAGTGAGGTTATATCTAAAAGATTTGTAGATATAAAATAAAGTTGTATATTGCATTTAAACAAACAGTATGTCAAAAACATTAAATTTTGAACAAAAGGTAATTGCAATTCAAACAGAATTAAAAGCACCCAAAAACCAATACAATAGTTTTGGTAAGTACAGATACAGAAGTCAAGAGGATATCTTGGAATCTGTAAAGCCATTGTTGAAGAAGTATGAGTTATCTATAACTCTAACAGACACAATCAATGAAACACCATCAGGTATTTGTTATGTAGAAGCTAGAGCTATACTACATGGCACAGATGGTAAAATTGAATCAGTAGCTCAAGCTGGTATTGATGTTAACAAAAAAGGTATGGATATATCTCAGTCATTTGGTAGTTCTAGTTCTTATGCTAGAAAGTATGCTTTAAATGGCCTTTTGTTAATTGATGATACTAAAGATGCTGATACAACAAATACTCACGCAACTTCAAGTCTTAAATGGCTTAATGAAGGTACTCCTGAATTTAATAAAGCAATAGCTCATATTAAAAAAGGTGGAAACATTACAGATATAAAAAAGAAATTCAATATATCTAAAACTGTAGAATCTAAATTAACTAATATTAAATCTTAAATTATGGCAGGACTAATTTCAATGTCTTTAGATGTAAGTAAATTACCTAAAGAAAAATTTGTTAAAGGTAAGAAAGGAGTTTATTATAACTTTACTATTGCAATTAATGATGAAACTAAATATGGAAACAATGTTTCTATGTTTGATGCACAAACTGAAGAGGAAAGAAAGGCTGGAAAGCCAAAATCATATCTAGGAAACGGAAAGGTATTCTGGAACAATGGCTCGATAGTAAATGCAGAAAGAGAGGCTCAACCTACTGAAGTATCAGCAGAGGGAGACTTATTTTAATTTATAGGGGGATTAATTTCCCCCTTTTATTTTCACACACACAATGACAATAAAAGACTATACAAATGAAGAACAACAGTATATGCAATATATCGAGGATAAAGCATATATTGACCCTAACAAAGAAGTTAAATATCCTCCAATAGCTATAAGCATGGGAAATTTTAGAGCAGGAAAAGATGTTTACCCAATACCAATAGGTACTTATGGTAACTTTTCTTTTATTGCAGCTCCTCCTAAGTCTAAGAAAACTTTCTTTGTTAGTTTGTTATCGGCAGTATATCTAAAAGGTAAACTAGATTCTCATGCTAAAGGAATGATAGGTCATAGAAACGATAGATGTTTAGTACACTTTGATACTGAGCAAGGTAGATTTCATGCACAGAAAGTATTTAGAAGAGTATTAGATATGACAGGATTAAGTGACGAATGTTATCATACTTTTGGTTTAAGAACATTAAACAATAAAGATAGATTAAAGTTTATAGAATACTTTTTGTATCATAAGGTACAAGATGCAGGATTAGTTGTTATAGATGGTATAGCTGATTTAGTATCAGATGTAAACAACTTAGATGAATCTAGTATGGTTATACAAAAATTAATGAAGTGGACTGAAGAATTAGATTGCCATATAGTTACAGTAATACATAGTAATTATGGTAGTGAAAAACCTACAGGACATTTAGGTTCATACTTAGAAAAGAAAGCAGAAACACAAATACAATTAGAATTAAACACAGTAAATGATGAAATGGTTACAGTTAAATGTAGAAGAAGTAGAGGTTTCCCATTTGATAAATTCAGTTTTAAAATAAATAAACAAGGTCATCCTGAAATGGTTGATGACTTATATGATATTATAGAAGACAATAACATAAATGCGACTAAAACTTACGTTTAAAATCAAGCCTGTTCCACACCAGTCAGTCAGAATTGGCAGGAATAATATTGCCTATAAACCTAAGAAAATAATTAATTATCAAGTTGCAATAAGAGCTTTAGCAATAGCTCAATTACCAAAAGGATTTGAAATGATTCCTGCTGGAACAGAGATAACAATACAGAGATTAACTTATCAGTTTGAATATCTCAAATCAACACCAAAGAAACGAAGAACAGGTAAAGTTCCTAAAACCACAAAACCAGACTTACACGACAATTTAAACAAAGCATTCATGGATGCCCTAGAAGGCATTGTATTTGAACAAGACCAAAATATCGTTAAGATAAAGAATCTTGAAAAATACTATGACAAGGAAAATTTAATAACTTTAATACTTAAATATTAGTATGTTAGAATTGTTGGCTAAGAATCATCTGTTATGGGTAAAGATGGTTTCTAATATGGGGTGTCCTAGGCATCTTTGTGAGGATATTGTACAGGAAATGTATTTAAAAATAAATAGATTAGTTACTGACAAAAGAAAGATAATGTATGGGGATGATGATGTCAATAGATTTTATATCTATGTTACATTAAGAAACTTGTATACTGATTATAAGAAAGCTAAAAACAAATATACTTTTTTCAGTTATCTTGAAACAGATGATGCCGATACAATACACACAGCAGAATATTTATATTCAGATACTGAAACAGAAAAAGAAGAAGCGTTCTATAAAATAACAATGAAGTTAGCTAAGGAGATTAATTCTTGGCATAGTTATGATGCTAAGTTATGTAATACATATTACTTAGGAGATATGTCTTTAAGGCAAATATCTAAAGGAACTAACATTAGTTTAACTAGCATATTTAATTCTATTAAGAATTATAAAGCAATACTGAAAAGCAAATTTATAGAAGATGTAGAGGATTATCTAAATGGAGATTATCACTTACTTTAAATAAATAAATTATGAAAGAACCAAAAGACAAAAGAACCAAAGCATACAAAGAATGGAAGAAAAACTTTGATGCAGAACAAGAAAACAAATCAAAAGGATTAGGAGATGATATTGAAAAGATTACAGAAGCTACAGGAATTAAGAAACTTGTAAAGTTTATAGCTGGAGAAGATTGTGGATGTGATGAAAGAAAGAATAAACTCAATAAGATATTTAGACATAATAAACTAGAATGTTTAACAGAAGATGAATATAATTATTTAACAGCATTCTTTGCTAAGAACAAGAATGTATTAAACAATGAAGAGATTAAAAGACTTTATGAAATAAGTAATAGGATATTTAATAAAAAGAATAAGCCTTCATCTTGTTCATCTTGTGTTAGAACAACAGTATTAAGATTAAAGAAGATAGTAGATGCCTACTAATAAATCATTAATAAGGAACTCAAAGCAAGTAAAGCAAGTTATAGATTTTACTGGCATACAAAATGGAAAGATACATCCTTCCGATATTGATGCTGTACTTGAATTTAATAACGATGCTTTAATATTGATTGAGGTAAAAAGAAAAGGAAATAGGATTCCTACTGGTCAAAGATTATTATTAGAAAGGATAAGCGACTCTTGGCATAATCAAGAAAAAGCTATTGTGCTTAAGGTTGTTCATTCTTTTAATGATGATACTAGAGACATTCCTTTGAATGAATGTACTGTTGAAGTATGTTACTATAAAAGCAAATGGTCAGAGAAAACAGGACCATTACTTGAAGTATTAAATAAATTAGGAGAAACATGGGAAATAAAGAAACTATCCTTTTGAAGTGGACCTGTTCTTCTTCTTATAATGTTAACGTAAAATATATATATAATGACAGAAAGAAAGAAAATACCTGTTTACTCAGGAGTACTGAACTACTTTCCTGATGCAATCAGAGAAGTAGCTAAATGTAGTTATGTAGGAAACTACCAACATAATCCAGACAAGCCTTTACATTGGGATAGAAGTAAATCTGGAGATGAATTAGATGCACTTGCTAGACATTTACTTGAAGCTGGAACGATAGACTCAGATGGGATTCGCCATAGTGCAAAGGTTGCATGGCGCGCACTCGCTAACTTGCAAAAGGAGATTGAAAAGGAACATAAAGTTTAACAAGTCTTTAACAACATTTAATTAACAAAAGTGTATATTAGCTTAAAATTAAAGTTATGATAAAAACATTTGACAATAAAGAGTGGAAGTATTTAGACCTTATAGAAAGAATGTATGATGATGAATTCTACTATGGCTATCTTGGTTCTAACGCACTTTCTTCATCTTCAGCCAAGAAACTACTACAAAGCCCTAAAGCATACCTTAAATCGCTTAATGTGAATCAGGATGCTCAACCATTAAGAGATGGTAGGCTTGTACATTTATCTGTGCTTGAACCTCAAAAGGTAAAAGACTTAACAATAATTGATGGTTCTAAAGCTACTAAAGCATTTAAACAAGCTGTATTAGATTTGGGTTCTGCTAATGTATATACTAGAAGTGAATTTAATAATGCTAATAGAATAGCTGATGCAGTTCTTAAATGTAAAGAGGTAACAAATTTATTACAAGGAGCTGAGTTTGAAGTACCTCAAGCTTCTATGATAGATGACCTACCTTTCAGAGGTAAAGCAGACGTGTTAAAGGGTAATGTTATCATAGACCTAAAAACAACAGGAGATATTTCTAAATTTAGGTGGAGTGCTAAACATTTTTCTTATGATTTACAAGCCGCCTTATACACAAAGATGTTTGATGCAGATGCTTTTATATTTGTTGTCGTAGATAAAGATACAAAAGACATAATGATATGTGATTGTTCAGATGAATTTATGAGAACTGGATTGCAGAAATTAGATAGAGCAATAGAACAGTACAAGTATTTCTTTCAAGATGAGATACCTAATCTGGATAATTATGTAACACATGAAACACTATAAGGGCAAGAATATTAAAGAGGAATACTTTAATCTAGCAATGTATGATTTGGAAGAAGGTATGTCTATAACTGACTTAAGAAAATTACTAGAAGAATATTCTGCTCAAGAATTATACTGGGAATGTGCAGGAATACAAAAAGCAATAGACCATATGAGCTTTATGCTTTTAACATTAATGAGTGATAAATTAAATAAACAAGAAATAAATTTAAATTATGCCAATACCAAAGAAGAGACCACAAGAGAATGAAGATGCTTTTATGAGTAGATGTATGACAGATGCAACTATGAAAAAAGAGTACCCACTAAGAGAGCAGCGATTAGCTGTATGTATTAATCAATTAAGAAAAGGATAATGGATTTAAATAGTACACTACAAACTAAACAGATTAGGAACTATATGGAAACCTGTTTAGGAATAGACCTAAGTTTTAGAACTAGAAAGAGAAGTAATGTATATGCAAGAGCAGTATACTTTAAATTATGTAAAGAATATACTAGACTTAGTTTAACTGATATAGGAGCTAGTGTTAATGTTGACCATGCTACAGTCATTCATGGTATCAATAATGTATTTCCTGTAGTTATGCAATACGATGGTCACTTACAAGACCTTTATGAAGATTATAAATATTCTAATAATCATGATGCTGAAAGTATATTTGAGAACTATTCAAGATTACTAAAAGAAAATATAAATTTAAGAGGTCAGGTTGATGAGATGAACAATGATGGCTTATTAAATAGTCCTTCTTTCAAAAGGCTTGTTAATTTATATAATGATATACCTAAAGGAAAGAAACATGATGTTTGTGATAAACTAGAAACTATAGTTAAGGTTACTAAGGCATTTCATGAGAGAGATACTGTACAATCTTAAGGCTCAAAGCTGGTGTATAGAAAGAGGATACAGGATATATATTATACCCTTAAACAACAAAGGAACTAAATGTAAAATTGGAATAGAACTTGGAGAGAAGAAAGCAATAACAAAAGAAGTTTATTCTAAGAAAGAAGTTAGTATAGAGATATGGAAACTATTTACAAAATTATATAACAGATGGCACGAGCAAAACAAAACTCAGCATACATAAAACCTAATGATGGCAGAAAGAATAATGGAAGAAAGAAAGGGGATAAGTATGGACCAAAGAAACAACTGATTAAATCATCTTCACAATTAACCCCAGCAAAGAAAGAAAGAATATCTATTTATGCGTTAAACGCAATGAAAGATGTTTTTGGTAGCGAAGAAGAAGCTTGGAAAGCATTAGCAGAACAAGCTAAAGATTCCTTTGCACATATGAATTTACTATGGCAATATAGATATGGTAAACCTCAAGATGGCAATGAAGATAATTCTAAGAAGAAATTGAATGTACCTGTAATTAATTTCTATGCTTCTACTAATCAAGTAGAAAAGCTAGAAGACACAATAGATATAGAGTCAGAAGAAGTTGATATGGATGAATTAAACAATGAATAACTTAAAGCTAAACGATAAATACAGTCCTTTATTTACAGAGAAGAGTAGATACTTTGTATGCACTGGAGGTAGAGGTTCTGGTAAATCATTTGGTGTAGCTGTATTCTTATTGTCATTAACCTATGAGCAAGGACATAAAGTTTTGTTTACTAGGTATACAATGATATCAGCACAGACTTCTATTATTCCTGAGTTTATTGAGAAGATAGATTTAATGGGAGTAAATGAACACTTTAGGATTACTAAAGATGAAATCATAAATATGACCACAGGAAGCTCAATAATCTTCAAAGGTATCAGAACATCAAGTGGTAACCAAACAGCCGCCCTGAAGTCTCTAAATGGTGTTACAACCTTTGTTATTGATGAGGCTGAGGAGTTAACAGATGAATCTACATTTGATAAGATTGATTTCTCTGTAAGGTCACAAACTAAACAGAATAGATGTATACTTATATTAAATCCTACAACTAAAGAACACTGGATATATCAAAGATTCTTTCAAAGTACAGCAGTAAGCTCAGGCTGGAATGGTTCTTCTAATAAAACTACTTACATACATACAAGTTACAAAGACAATAAAGAAAACTTATCTGATTCATTCTTAGAGCAGATATTTGAAATGAAACTAAAGAGACCAGACAAGTATGAACACCAGATACTTGGAGGTTGGCTTTCAGCCGCAGAGGGTGCTATCTTTAAGAACTGGAGAGTAGGAGATTACATACAAACAGAAGTTACCTGCTATTGCCAAGACTTTGGATTTTCGGTTGATTTGACAACGCTTTGTAAAATTTCAGTAGATAAAGCTTTAGGTAGATTATATGTAAAAGAAATCTATGGTAAAGCAGGATTATCTACAACAGAAATAGCAATGAAGAATAAGATGGAATGTGGAGCTGATTTAATTATATGTGATTCTTCTGAACCTAGACTTATCAAAGAGATAAAACAAAAGGGAGACTTAAACATAAGACCTACAATAAAAAAGAAAGGTAGTATATTGTCAGGAATCGCATTAATGCAAGACTATGAGATTGTAGTAGACAGAAAGTCTCATGGTATTGTAAGAGAGCTAAACAATTATGTATGGCAAGAAAAGAATACTAAGCCTAACATTGGTTATGAACATTACATTGATGCTATTAGATATGGGCTTACGTTCTTGATACAAGGTCAGAACTCTGGCAAGTATGTCATTAGGTAATCGTTAAACATAGTAGGTTCTTAAACATAGTAGGTATTTCCTTCCCCTTAAACATAGTAGGTTTTTTGTAGCTCTTAAACATAGTAGGTATTTTGATTGAGCTATCTTATTTAGAATAGTTACAAATAGATATAATTTTTCTTTTGTCAAATATCTTTTGCTAATAATCCATTAGCCAAACCAAAAATATTTTGCTAGTCTCAATTATTTTTTGTATACGCGCACACGCGATAATAAGGACAGATTAATTTGTTAAAATTTTGTTAATAGTTTTTATTGTTAATTAAATGTTTATATATTTGGGTAAACAATAAATAAAACATTATGATTGAGACATTAAACAAAACAAGATTTTTAATAGACTTTGGAGGATTTTATCATTCTATTCATTCCGATGAAATAGACCATAGGATTGAGAGTCTTGAAATAGATGAAGACAAAGTAAATTATAAAGAAACTTGCAATAATTATTGTATTGAGTTTATTAATTCAATAAATGATATGTTAGAATTAAACCTAAAGTTTATTAAAATTCATTCGCCTAAATTTTACAATTTCAATACTGATGAAATTATAGCTGAAATTAATGAGAATGACTTTAATAAATTAAAAGATACTTATTTAAATAGTAATGAATTTATAGATTATGTAAATGAAAATAGTAAATCTTATAATGGTTTTAAAAGTTTTTATAATGGATTTAATGAAGTTATAAAAAAAGATGAAATACTATTGCAATATATGTTTAATTACATATTAAAAGAATATGCTGATGAAATTGAGAATTATGTATTTGAGTTAGATTTTGAAATAATAAAGAATGAAGACTCAGAATTTTCCTGCTCTGTTTCGGGCTTTACAGGTTTTTACAGAACTGATAGAAAAATAATTAATTACTAAATAAAACACTATGAAAAAAACACAATTTAAACACAATTTAAGTAAAGCCAAAAGGCTAAAACAAAATGAAAGGAATGTATTAAATAACCTTTTTAAAGATTACTCACAAACATTAATTAATATAACCGATAAAAATAAATAATTATGAAAGAGATTGAATTATACGAATTTACTAATCAAGACACTGAAACATTGTCTGAAATATGCTTAGAATATTTAAATGCAAAAGGCATATATCCTGAAACATGGAGTTTTCAGCTTAAGTGTTTTGTTGATACAGTTATGGATTATGAGGGAAATGAAATTAAATATTAATATTAAAAATAAATAATTATGAATTACATTGAAAACGAAACATTTGCACATTTTAGAATGCAAGAAAAAGTTAAGGAAATTAGAAAAAGCATTAATATCTTAAAATCTTATGGCTATACAGTAGTGGATTTAGAGGGTAAAATAATTGATGAAAAAATTAAAATTGAAGACATAAAGCTATGACACAAAAAGAAAGAATTAAAGATTTAGAAAAACAATTAGAGGTTGCGAGAAAACATACTTATATACATGACTCACATACTTTGTACTGCAATGACGGAGAGTTGCACGTAGGTTACAATGATGACAAATGGCTAGTTTGGAATACAGATGACTTGTTTAAAGACTTAGCAACAATTATTTATCAAGTAGTTAAGGAAAATGACAAAATGCAAGAGATGTATTTAGATTTAATTAAAGACTCATTAAAAGAAATAAAATGAAAACAATAGAAATAAAAGCTTATGAGTTTAGCGAATTAAACAAAAAAGCAAAAGACAAAGTATTACAAGAATATTGCAGTTTAAATGTTGATAATCAATATTGGTGGGACTTTGTATATCAAGAATTTAATGATTTGGGATTAAAGATAAATTCATTTGATATTTATAGACAAGAAATTGACATTGATTTTATAGATGATATAAATGAGTTTTGTGTTAATGTAATAAATAATTTTGGAGATGAGGATATTATTAATGTATGTGAGGATTATTTAAAAAACAAAGGAGACAAACAATATTATAAAAAGTTAATAGCTGAGGAAGTCTTAACTGCTTTAACAAATGAATATGATTATTTAATATCTGAGGAAGCAGTAATTGAAGCTATTGAAGCTAATGAGTATTATTTTAATATAGACGGAATTAATATAAATGATATAATATGAGAAAATGCAAAAAGTGTTCAAACTTAATTAAACAAAAAGCGAAGCAGTTATTTTGTTACTACTGCAAAGGATATAAAATGCCTTATGAAACCTACAAGTTTAATTCATTAATAAACCAAATAAACAAATAATTATGAAAGTAAAAGATTTAATAAAAGAATTACAAGAGGTAGAAAATAAAAATAAATATATTCATTTATTAGGAAACTATGCAAATCCAGAAGATGAAGATGCAGATATATTTTTTGAACATGTTGAAGTCTGGGACGATGGAGATGAAAGTATTACTTTATTTTTAAGCTCTTCAAAACCTGATTTAAATTAATATTATGAAAGTAAACAGAGTATATAAAAAACTTTATGAATTTTATTTAGCACATTGTATAGATAAAAGTAAAAACGAAATTCCTCTCACTTATTCAGAATGGAAATTAAATCATGGAGAAGAAGAACAAAGAAAGTTAATTTTAAAACAATTAAACAAATGAAAGTAAACAAAGTATATAAAACAGTGAGACCAATGCGAAAGTTTGGAAGACTATTAAAAGATTTATTATTTCCTGATAAATCAACACATTTTTGGATAAGAGTACCTGAAATTGCTGAAAGCAAAGAAGACAAAGAAGAACAGATATTTAGAATAATAGAATTATTAAACAATAGAATAGATATAAAAATATAAATTATGACACAAGAATACAAAGAAGAATTAA